AATGAGAACTATAAGTTCTGCCAATATAATCCTTGATACTCTCTAGGATTTTTTCTTCATTATACTTGTAATGTACGGGACGCTTTTCGATTTCTGGTTCTTTGTAGTTCGATGTGTCAATCGAGACATTTTCTTTTGTGAAGTCGAACTCAGCCCACTTTGAGTGAGACTCTGTGCTAAGTCCTGCCACATAGTTTCTTTCATCTTCTGGTCCATACATAACTGGAAATACCTCGTCTAGTGTTCCGTTTATTGTGTGATAAAGTAAGCTCCATGAATTAGTCATTAAACATAATTTTCATAAGTCTTGAATTCATCGTAAGCAGCACGAAAGTCATCACGGTTTTCTATAGATGCAACTTGTGCTGGTTGTGTAGCAGTGCCACGAAAAATCATAACACCAACTGGTCCTTGCTCATCATCCATCGAAAGATAGTCAATGGTTGGGGATAGCATAACGCCTTGAGGTCTGCTCATAATAATTTGTTTGTTGATGAATCTATTATACAAATAAAGATGGCAGTAAAAATACCTTAGTAGACACTTTATAAAGTGACACGAAGGTGGTTGTGTGAATCAATCTGATTTATATTTCCATCTGGGAATACATTACCTGCAATAGAATATCTATCATAGTCATCCTCATGAGGTTCTACTGAGTGTGGTATATAACTTGGAAAGAATAATATAGATCCTACAGGCACATTAACACCAGGTTTAAAGCGAGCTACAGACCCTATACCACCCCCTAAATGCATTGGAGGACATTCCTTATCTTGATCGTAAAATACCGTTGCTGCACCCTCTGTTAGATAATGAATAAAACTTAGATAAAAGAATGTATGATGATGCCTAGCATTGTATACACCCTTACCAGTTTTAGTTGCCCACATAGAAGCAATTGATAACTTATCACAATTAAGTTTATCTTTTAATCTATGATCTTCTAATTCTTTATGTAAATAATCTGAATAGAAATCTAATTCAGGTATCTTATGAAGATTAGAATCTGTAGTATATGGATGATCACCACTACCTGTATAATTTAAAGAAGTAATAACCTCTAATAATTTTTCATTAATATCTTTGGGTACATCTAAACCATGTATGATGGTAGGAAATATAGGTATCTCAAACATCATTCACCAGCATTTTTTGTAGCATAAGAGAACCCAGCTTTTTTACTGAACTCAACTACAGTAGAAAACTTATCCAACATATCTGCCTTATGTGATATCACAAATACATTAGCATCCTTAACAACATATTTGATAATCTTAATAAAGTCATCATTACCAACACCATCTAAAGAGGAATCAAATACTTCATCCATAATCAATAGATTTGTATTAGCAGAATTTTTAAACCTAGCAACCTCTCTCCATGTGAAAAGAAGTGCTAGGTCGATACGCATTTTTTCTCCCTCCGAAAAGGATGAGTAGGAGAACTTATCATGTATTGGATTCTGTATAGTCTCGCTAAATTCTTCGTCGAGATGGAAATTGATATAAAAATCCATCATCTGTAAGTAACGATTAACTTGCTCGTTAATTAAAGGCAGATACTTTTTGATGATTCTACTTTTAACACCACCATCTATCAATAGGGATTGTGCAAAGTCGTTATAAGATATCTCTTCTTTAATTGTTACAAGTTGATCAAATACACTACCGAGTTCCCCTTTGTACTTTTCTAACTCCTCATGTTCAGTATTTCTGTTTTGTAGCTTGTTGGCAAGAGTTTGAATCTCTTGTTGTAGATCTCCTGTCTGCTGTTGTAATCCAGAAATTCGAGTATTGTTTTGAGAAATGTCATAAGTTAAGGTTGAAATCTCCTTGGTAAGTGTGTTGAAGTGACGCTCTCGTGTACTTTCTTCATTTATCGACTCCTCAAGCTTTTGATAGCCATCTCTGAGTTCCTTTGCCCTAGATTGAGCGTCGTCAATTCTATTTAACCGAAACGATTCTTCTATATCTTGGCTGCATGTAGGGCAGACCGTATTGTCTGTGAAAAACTTATGCTCTTTTGTAATCCTTGATACTTTTGCAGATATCTTTTGTTTCAAAGACCCTAGTTTTTGCAAGCGTTCTGGAGAATCTTCAACAGTTTTTAATTGTGTGTGAACGCTGTTTAAATCATTGCTTAAGGATTCATTTTTCTTTAACAATTTGTCAATATCTAGAGCAATTGTATTAACTTTTTTTTCTTTTTCTACAATATCTTTCTTACCCCTATTTTCTAATTCTTCAATAAACTCTTCTTGCATTTTAACCTTATCATTTAGATTCTCTTTCTTCAATTCTAAAGTTCTTACAGTTTCTTTATTCTCTCTCAAACTTTCTTTAAGAATACCATTCATTGCGGAGAAAACTTTAATATCCAATAAGTCTTCTATAACTTCCCTACGATGAGGAGCACTCAACTGCATGAATGGTACGAAATTACTACTACCAAGTATTACAATCTGTGTGAATGATTTAAAATTTAATTTCAGAATCTGCTCTTCAAGAACCTTTTGATTGATTCTATCGTCAGCTTCTTTATTCCGCATCTCACCATCAATCTCTATATCAAACATGTTCGGCTTGATACCACGACGAACAAGATAATTTCTTTTACCAATAGAGAACTCAATCTCTACAATAGTTCCTTTTTCGTTAGATGTATTAACTAATTGTGATTTTGTGATCTTACGATATGGTTTATTAAACAGCACAAAACACAGTGCATCTAGCACTGTGGATTTACCTGCTCCATTGGATCCAACTATAAGAGTAGTCCCTGTAGCATCCAATTCCATCTCTGTCCAACGATCACCTGTAGACAGAAAATTTTTCCATCTAATTTTTTTGAACAGAATCATCTTGCTTTGGGGGAATCACGAAATCGTTAGGAGTAATCACTGCGTACTTATAATTATACACCTCACACGCTTTTATTGCAACCTCTTCATCCACTTCCACAATCTCCATACCAACAGACTCATTATCTTCTAGTTGCATACAATATCGATTAGCATCATCTTCTTGTTCAAACAAAAGTAAAACTTTCTCATTCCCAATATCTTTTACAGCATAAGCTCCTTCTCGCCTACCCTCTTCAGTAAGCAGCCACATTATTCCACCTCACATGCAGTAGCGTAAAGTTTATTAAGAAGTTTTTTAACTCTGTCTTTATCAAGAGAAATCTCCGACTCTTCTACAAATCTATTTAACAAACTAATAGTGTTCTCTTCTTTCTCATCTATATCCTCACCCATGATATAACCATGATTCCAATCCAAGTTTTCAATAACTTTTAAATCCTCTACTCCTGCCTGATTTATCTTATCAATAAATTTTTCAAACTGTTTTGGTTTAGTTTTCTTATCTACAATAACCTTTACAATCTTACCTTTAAGTTCTGTAGCATTGAATGTTTGATAAGGTGTATCATTATAATAGATCTTATAAAACATTCTATGTGGATTATCTACAGACTCATGCTCAAAGGTATCACTATCCCAAATAGTAAATCCTCTTTTATCTTCACAATCATTCCAAAACATCTCATATGGATTGCCTAAGTAATAGACTCTACCATCATCAGATCTAGTGTGATAATGACCAGAATAAACTTTATCAAATTTTTCAAAGATATCTTTATCACCACTAGCACCACGCTCTTGAGTGAATCCTTTATATACTTGATACCCATTAAGTTCTAAATGACCAAAAGCTACCTTTGCCTTTGATGATTTAATTTTTCTTTTTATCTTTGCTTTATTGTCATCATTCATCCACCCTAAGAAAAGGCATTTTGTGTCGCCAATCGTATATTCTGCATAGTCCCTAACAAGAACCATATTATTATACTCTCGTAATAGTAACTCAATAGAATTAACTGAGTTGCTATTTTTGTAATAGGCAGTGTGATTACCCACAATCGTATAGACAGTAATCCCCATATCACGGAGACGATCAAAGTAATTCTTCTTAGCCCATTCCAAAGACCATAGATCAATCGACCTACGATTATCAAAAGTGTCCCCCATATCGATGAGGGTTTTGATGCCCTCCCTTTCCAAAGTGGGGAAAAAGATGTCTTCATAAAATTTTTGAAAATACTCATGGAAGATACGGCTGCCCTTCCTCATACCAAAATGTTGGTCAGTAACAACTGCTACTTTCATACTAGTTCATCAACGGTAAAAAGTCTACGAAGTTCAAGATCTTTAGTTGCCATTAATTCTATAGCACCTTCTTGACGATCTACAATCGTAACAACACGCTTAACGACATAACCTGCAGCTCGTAATTTGTCAACCGCTTTGATAGCAGAGCCACCAGTGGTCGTAACATCTTCGAGAACAGTGACCTCGGTTCCTTTTGGATACTCTGGTCCTTCGATCCATGCTCCTGTACCATGACCTTTAGGTTCTTTACGAACAATTAATGCATCAACAAGTCTACTATCTAGGGCAGAACAAACTGCCACACCTGATACTAAAGGATCAGCACCAAGAGTAAGACCTGCTACTACAGGAGTCTCAACATGTTCAAGCAACATCATAGCAGTTAGAGTCAACCCACGCCCAGTCAATGTGACAGGTTTACAATTGACATAATGTTCAGACTTCTTACCTGATGAAAGAGTGTAATCACCTTTACGGTAACACTTCTCCTTTATCATCTTCAATAATTCTTCTTTCATTTTTTAGTAGTATTGCTTCGTGTTCTATTAATTATACTAATAAATTTATCACCAGCAAATGTACCACCAAGACACACATCAATTTCATCACCATCTAACCAGTTCATATCACCATTCATCTTAGTATGAAGCATAGCTTCCTGAATCTTATCAATTACTTCTTGTGTTAATTTCATTTGATCCTCCTAGGTACTTGGATAGTCCATGACGGAGATACAAGATCAACCATTTCAAATTGCTTTCTATTCTTTTCAATCTCATTCAACATTTTTTCACGACCAGGCTCAGGTTGTATCTCACCATAATGAGTTTCTTTCATACCCAAGTAATCTAAGATAGAATCATCTATCATCTCAAAAAGAGTATCCCATGTTAAGGTCTCTCTTAACTTAGTAGCAATCTTATCGATGTCACCACCGTCTAAGTACTCACCTTTACATACCTTTTCTGAATAATCCTCGTATTGAGAAATAAGTTTCGCTCTGATCTCTACCAACTCATTAAGGTTGATAGTGATCTTTACATCATCATAAATTGCCATGTTACCTGTTAGAATTTCGATACTGTATGTTATCCTTAATAGTATTATAATCAGAAGAGGATCCACCTGCTCCTTCTTCTACAACCATAACCTGATCATATCCAGTACGCTCTATGATCTTAGTCTTTATCTCCAACTGCTTTTTCTCCTTCTGTATGCGTCTCAGAAAGGCATAATAGATTATCTGTGTGAAATATGCAAATGGGTTATTAGACTTGGCAGGATCGAAGTTATGTATGTACTGTACACAGTTTTCGATGCCATCACCAATCATATCCTCTCTGAACATATAGTTCACAAAGTTAGGTTTGTATGACAAATGTGTTGCGATCTTTAAGAAACACTCTCCAAGATAGTTACTAATAGGTGGAGGATCTATACCCTTTTCCTTTGCAATAGCAACCTTCTTCCTATAGACGACCATTGCCTCTAGGAGTTCTTTATTGTTTACATAATGATCCGATCTTTTTCTCGGCATAAGATCTTTAAATCTGTAGGTATTATAACACAGCTTGACACGAGTGGCAATTTTGTGTACAATTACCCTTGTGAGGGTTCAGGGAAACATTATATCTATTATACTGTAGTACTTATACCAGTAGGTTCTAGATGAAATATTTTTTCTAATGATATCTTAACTTCCTCTATATTACCCATATAACCCATCTTTGGACTTAACTTAACCCTATTAGCATTAGATGATTTTCTGTTATAATTATAGTGTTCATAGGCTTGAACCATTTCATGATCTGGTTCCAATTCAGACATAGTAATAATTTTATCAAATCCTATCTTATGAATTTCCCCCTCGGCGACGGTGATCCAAGGAAGCAATCTAACCATAGTATGATTTCCTTTATGAGACAATTCAACCTTTAATGGATCTGCTAAGTAAAAACAAGGTTCTATTCCACTATCATCCATAGTGGTTAGAGCAATAACCTCTTCACCAGATACTAATTTAAATACAAAATGCGAATCTTCCTGTTTCATTTTTTCTCCTTCAATGATACTTTAACAAGATCATAATTAAAGTTCTCTTCATTATAAATCTTTATTCTCTCAACCAAATGATTCAGAGTATAATTTCGTTTTGAATTAGTTGAACAGTCATCGGCAATATCATACAATACTGCTTTTACTTTTCCTTTACCTTTTCTAAGAACCCTTCCAATTGATTGGAGATTGCGGATTCTGGACTTGGAGGGACTGGCGAAGATGATGTTGTGCAACCGCTTAATGTTAATCCCAGTACTAAAAGTACCGTAGCTAGCGACGATAATTGCATTGTTTTCTTTTTCAGTGATAGAACGACATAGTTCACGATTCTCAACATCCACGCCACCGTGGATGAAAAATACTTTTCGATCATTACTATTTATCATATTGTATAGAATCTCACCATGAGTTTCTACCCTAGAATACAATATTAAAGTGTTACCTTTTAAGTCCAGTGCTAGATTTTTTATAAATTTATTTCTTCTTTCATGACTAATCAAATATTGTATTTCCTCTTCATAGGTATCAAAGCATACAGGATTATGTTGTAATAAAATAATCTTAGCATTTAATTTTGCAAGATAACCTTTCTCCATCAACTCATGAGTCTTAATAGTTTTATAAGATGGACCAAACAATCCTTCTAACACTAACTTATGTGTCTGTGTACCATCTAGTGTACCAGTAAAACCATAACGATACTTTGCTTGATGAAGCTTAGTCATAATTTTTACGAGCGACGCTGACTTAAATTGGTGTGCTTCGTCACCTATAACAACTTCAAAGTTTTCAAAATATGTCTTAGGTAGTTTATAGATAGATTGCCAGGTAGTAATAACAACAGGTTTATTTGCTACCTTTTCTAATCCAGCATATATTTTTTGACAATATGAATCAGCGTCCCATCCATAAGAAGCAAAGTCCTTATGCATCTGCTCTACCAGAGATGTCGTTGGAAC